TTTACGATCAAGCTGTGAGATGTTCCAAGTTATAAACATATTTTCCTTTAAGGCTGTGTAGGCCAAGTGATTGTCCAAGGGAAACCAGACTGCGTAGTGATGTCGCGCAAGGCTTGGCGGTATGTAACCCAGACCACAGGAATCTGAATGCCAAGGCTGTCCTGAGCATTTTGGTCTATAGCTTTAGTCACCACCCAATCGCAGTCTTTAAGCATTTCTGTACGCTGTCTGCGTACATTTGCGGCTTGTTCTGCGTCTTTCATGGCCTTGTATGCGGCTTCGTCTGCCGCCGCTGTATCGCCTGTAAACACAGGGCCAAGGATGTACTTGGTGTACCACTTGCCGTCAAGTTGTTCTACGCCATCACGTTGGCTGTATTGGTAGACAGTGCCGCCTGTGGCTTGTGGGCCTTCAAACACAATGTCTGACTCAAAGCGATTGACCGCTTCTTCAGTGATGCCACTCAATGACTTGGCGTAGGTCTGAGCAACCCACTTTTCCCACTCGTGCTGAAGAAGCACTTGACCTGTTGTTCTGATTCGTATTTGCATGATTTTTCCTTATGCGATTGCCAAGAAGATGTATGTGCCGCCGTTGGCATTGATTGCGGCTGGTGCAGTAGATGTGATCTCAAACCCTGCGCTGTATGTGTCAACGTAGTCGGTCGATGTCACTTCAGCGGCTGTACTGTTCATAAGCAAGTAAGGGTCATTGCCACTTACGATGCCACGGGCTGTATCCCATACATACCAATCACCAGTTGAGTTTGTGCGCTTGATGAGGACAAACCTAGCACCTGATGTAAAGCCACAGTTAATTTGTAGCGTTGTTCCTGTGCCTGTGTATGAGCCTACTTTACTGACACCTGCACAAGTTGCAAATCCATACCAAACATAAGTCCCAGTATTTTGGTTCACATCCCCATTATTTCCAAGCGAAAACACAGTAGATGTGGGCGTTGTATTATTCCAAAAATCTGACCCAACTTCTTCTGCCTGAGTAGAGTTAAGACGCATAGCTTTTGTATTACCCATCCCCGCCGCGTATACCAGCCAACCAGAAGCACCACCGCGTTGCTTAACAATCATTAACTCAGGCACTGCCGCCAAGTTATGCGATATTGTTCTATTTGCACCAGTACCTGTATAGCAAACTACATCAAGATAGCTAGGGGCGCGGCTAAAAGCGTAAATTGCTTTTTTGGTAGCGTTCCCGTCATTACTAATTAAAGCTGTATTGCTTGCCCAATTAAAAAACTGAAACCCTGTGTATTCCTCAGTCGTGCTTGTTGTTCTCATGTAGTTTTCGTTTTGCAAACGTGAACTAATGTTTCCATCAAATGCAGTAGTATTTACATAACCTTGAATTGCTAAATCTGAAACAAAGTTAGTTGTTAAAGTTCTTGGGCTTGATGTTGTATTTGAAAAAGGCGCAAACACACTTGTCCCACTTGTAGGCACTTTCATTGGGCCTCTACGAATGGCTATGTAGATGAATGATGATGACGGGTCAATAATATTAGTCCCGTCAGTAACAAAACCTGTTGCAGTAGGAGTAGCAATTTTGTAAGTAGAATTTTCTGCGGCAGAACTATTTGCTCTTAACCAAGCATCTATTGTTTGGGAAAATCCTCTCATGTTGTCAATCATATGCCACTCAGATGGGCTATCTGTTCTTTTAATCAAAACCCATTGAGGCTCATAACCAAGCGTCACAGTTGCAATTCCGCTTGCATTAGTCGTGAACGACCCACACGAAATCACATTGTCTGTACCAGTTAGGCCAAAGCCTCCTGCGTTGTGGGCGAATAGGTAGGCTACATAATCTGAACCAGCCGCATTTACTTCTGTTCTACCACCCAAAACAGTAAATTGTGTTGATGTTGGAGAAGTGTTATTCCAAGCCGCAAAACCACTAGCTTCTGCACCAGTTGTGTTCAACTTCAAATATTTTGTATTACCAAGGCTTGTGTGATAAACAAACCAATCTTCAACTCCGCTTGTGCGCTTGACAATAATGCATCCTGGTACAGACCCAAGATTATGTGCAATATTTTGAGTTGAAGAACTTCCACTATAAGTCACAACATCAAAGAACTTTGGTTGCTCTCGGAATGTCCATGAGGCGTAAGTATTACTAGACGAATTTGTTAAAACAGATGAGCCAATTGCGGCAAACCCATCTCCCAAATAAATACCACCACCAGAAGTGGCGGCTGTTGTTGTGTTGGAACTTAGATAATTATCATCACCTCGGGCGGTGTCAGTCAGAACATGGTTTTGTGCTGACCCTCTGTTTTTTACCCAAACCAAACCACCTTTGGTTAAATCAATGCCATTTGAAATACCGTTTACAGAGCCGTTGCCTGTGTAAAGCCAAGTGCTAAATACTTCCTCAATGTAATTAGGCACAGCAGGAACACCACCACCAAAGGCATCGTAACTAGCCGCACCAGAAGTCGCTTGTAATGGCATGGTTTAAGCCTTAAATTGTGTGTTGCTTGCCAAGACTGTAAAGGTTGCGCTACCTGTCTTGATAATCAAATATCTGTAGCTATCAATACCGCTTGCATTACCCGCAGTAGGCGCACCACCTAACCACCTAGTAGTCACCCCAGAAGTTGTGCCATCCACTTGAACGGCAGAGTTGTAGTAAGCAGTAGCACCTTGAGTAACCAAGAAAGCCACGGTCATTGATTGACCTGTAGTCATCAAAGTATTCAATGAAGTACCACTAGAGCCTCTAAAGTTAACTGTCCAGTTAGCAGACGCATTGCTTGTGTAGTAAACGACAGACTGAGTGGTAATGTCGTAGTTAATCGTTCCTGTAGCCGCTGTTGCTGAAACAGTAGCCACTTCAGCCGCATCGTTTAAAACAATGGCTGTAGCTGATGAAGTTCCAGAAAATGTTTGAGTGCCAGTAAAAGTATTAGCAACATTGACAACAGGAATATTAGCACCCGCTAAAGTCGTTGCACCCGTACCGCCACCACCTACGGGCAATGTGGCAAAACTAAGTGTTCCACTACCATTTGTCTGCAAAGGTTGACCGCTTGTGCCATCAGCCGCTGGTAACGTAAAAGTGGTTGTGGACGCTGTGTTAGGGCCAGCCAAATTGACCGCACCGCCTAATGTCGCTTGAAAAGTTAACTGTCCCATGATTTTCCTTTACGGTGCAATAATTAGCTGATTGGCGGTAAAAGCGCCTGTGCTTGGGTTAAATTGTAGTTTGGTAGAACTAACATTTTGTGTGGTAACTGTGCCTGTTGTGGCACTTGTAAACACCAAATAACGTGTTGCATTTGTGCTTGTATCGTCAGCAATCGTGATTCCATTTGCAGGGGTTGCCCACACAGCGGGTGAACCAGCGCCAGCAGACGTTAACACTTGACCATTTGAGCCAACAGAACCATTCACAGAAACTGTTGAATTGGCTGACAAAGTGGTAAACGCACCAGCGGCAGGGGTTGAGCCACCGATGACAGTTGCATCAATAGTGCCACCGTTAATGTCAGCCGTGTCAGCAATCAAACTGTCAATGTTGGCTGTTCCTGTCAAATACAAATTACGCCACTCATGTCCTGTTCTACCAAGGTCATAAGCGTTATCTGTTGCAGGGTCAAAATCAGAATTTACACGCCCAACAAAATTGATTGTGTCGGTGTTGCTACTACCAAAAGTTGAATTGTCGTTAACAACCAAAGTTGTTGCGGTAACAGCGGCTGGCGTTGTTCCACCAATAGCAGGGGGCGCTGACAAATCAAGAGTGCCACCAAGGGTTAAATTGCCTGAACTTGTGACCGTTCCTGACAAGCTGATGCCTGAGACTGTGCCTGTACCGCTGACAGAAGTCACCGTTCCTGATGTAGAAGCCGCCCATGTTGGAACACCAGCGTTTAGCTTTAACACAAACCCGTCAGTTCCAGCCGCTAGAAAAGTGGTTGCGCCAGTTCCTGTTTGATAAGGAACAGAACCTACTGAACCACCAGCAAGGTTTGTAGCCGTTGTAGCGCTTGTGGCTGTAGCGGCATTGCCACCAATGGATAAAGTCGTTGCTGTGCCTGTAAGACCCGTTCCTGCGCCTGTAAATGTGGTTGCATTGACAGCCGCGGCAGTTGTTGCACCAATTGTTGTGCCGTTGATTGAGCCACCAGTAATCGCTACGTTTGAAGCATCTTGAGTGGACATTGTTCCCAAGCCTGAGACTTGAGTGTTTGCAATGGCAATGTTAGTTTCGGCTAACACAGTCAATTGACCTTGTGCGTTGACAGTAGCGGTCAGGGTTTTAGACGCTGACCCATAAGCCGCGGCAGTTACACCCGTGTTGGTGATGCTGAAAACGTAGTCAGTAAGGGTCAATCCTGTGCCAGCGGTATAGGTTGCGGCAACAGAAAAGTTTGACCAAGTGATTGCGGTTGTGCCAATAGTCCCGCCCGGCTGAATCGTGCAATACCACGCAGACCCCGCCAACGTGCTTCCTGATTCCACAAAACAGATTGCAGAAATCAGTTCATCCCATGTATCCGCGTCAGGCGCTCTTGACCATGCCGTAGCAGAAGCCAAGTAAATGCCGTTCTGTGCTGGTGCGGTTTGGCTTTTAACCAAAACCCGATCACCAGCTACTGTAGTCACGCCATCAATGGTTTGCAAACCAGACAAGGTGATGTTTGCGGTTGTTCCACAATTAACGGGTTGTTTCCAAGAAATGCCAGCCGCAAAGAAATCTAAATATGTTTTATTGACAACATCGTTACCGCTTACAGGGGCAGTTGAGACTGATGCAGTCGTAAAAGCCGCTGATGACGGTGTTGTCGCGCCAATAGTCGTGCTATTGATAACGCTGTTTGTAATGTTTAACCCAGATTGGTTAGGGTTTGGAATTGCATAAAATGGCTGACCCTGACCAATAAACGTGTTAAAAGTTTTATCAACATTAAACAGCGCCTGAACAGGCAGAATGTTTTGTTCTATGGATTGTGCAGGGTCAGACATAGCGCCTCTTAGGTTTGATCGCCCACAGGGGTGACATAAACGATTGATGGGCCAGCGCCCGAACCAATCATGCGGACGTAGTAAGGGCTTGCGGGTACTGCCAAGACAATCGGAACTGTCATTGAGGCGGGTAACACAAAGTTCCCTGTGGTTGAGCCACTTACAGGCAAGACAGCCGCGGCCACGTTAGCATCGCCAAGACTGACAGCAACATAGGTAGCACCCGTGTTGATGAAAGAGGCGTAGTTAACTTGGTCATTGGTGCTTGCAGTAATCAGCGTTGCGGCAGTAGAAGTAGCACCCACCGAAATGGCGGTTGTAACTCCTACAGGACGTAAGACCGTAGTATTAGACATGATTAAACAGCGTTTGAATCAAGGGGCAAATACTCAGGGCGATTTACAACCACGGTGTAAGTACCAGCCGCGGCAGAAGCGCTTGAGCCTGTTGCATTGACAAACTGAACAATCAAAGTGTCAGCCGCAGAAACATAAGCATTTGCAACAGCAACACCAGTAGTTTGAGCCGCGGGTAAAGACACTTGAACTGCATCACCAACCTTGAGGCCAGCAACGGTAACAGTCTTAGATGCGCCAGAAGTGGCAACGGTTGTAGCAGTAAACGCCACGCCCATAACGAATGCGTTGGAGATGTTTCCACGCAAAATAGTCGTTTGCAGAGCCATGATAATTCCTTTTCAAGAATGGTTAAATTGTAACGCTAAATAAAGAAAAAGCCACCCCTT